AAGGACCTGCGGTTCGTCAACGAACAGGCCCGGCGGGGCACCGTCCTGGCCCACGTGGCCGGCGGCGTGCCCAACCTCCTGCTCACCGTGCAGGAGCGCACCCCCTACTGGGCGGGGCAGCTGGTCTATTTCTTTGAATACGCCTGCGGCCTGTCCGGCTATCTGCTGGGGGTCAATCCCTTTAACCAGCCCGGTGTGGAGGCCTATAAAACCAACATGTTCGCCCTGCTGGGTAAGCCCGGCTTCGCGGCCCGGCGGGAGGACCTGCTGTCCAAGGGACCGTCCTAAGGGCTCTTGGGCCCCGGGACCCCCAGCGAAAGAAAAGCACAAAAAAGAGAATTTCTTTGGAAGGAATTTATAAAAATCTGATAAATCCCATTGCAGTTTTCCCGTTGGTATGGTAACATGAACCCAACAGGAAGTTTATTCTTTTCTGGATCAAGAAGGAGTGATTATTCATGGTTCGAGTAATTATGGGCGCAAAAGGTACCGGTAAAACCAAGCAGCTCATTGATATGATCAATCATGCCGCTGACAACGAGGGCGGCAGCGTGGTCTGCGTCGAAATCGGCAAAAAGCTGGTTTATGATGTCAGCCCCAAAGTCCGTCTGGTGGAGTCCAGTGACTTCGCCGCCGACAACTTTACCTTCCTCAAGGGCTTTATCAGCGGCATGTATGCCTCCAACTACGATTTAACCCACGTGTTCATCGACAGCCTGTGCAGAATCATCCCCTCCGAGCCCGACTCCCCTGAGGTGGAGGAATTCCTGGCCTGGCTGGATCGTTTCTCCGACACCAACAAGGTGAAGTTTACCATCACCATCAGTGCCGATATCGCCCTGGCCACCGAGGCCATCAAGGCCTATTTCTGATCGGTCCCTCTCACCCCCCAGTTCTGTAAGGAGGAAGAATGCCCATGGCATTGCGTGATAAGCTCAACTCCCTGGCTGCGGAAGCCGCCAGCAAGGCCAACACCGCCATTGAAAACGGAAAACTGAGCCTCAAGATCAACAACGAGGAAAAAAAGATCGACGAGTTTACCCTGAATATCGGCGAACTGGTCCTGGACAAGCTGGACGGAGGAGAGACCTTCGACGACGAGATCATGGCCCTGTATTCCTCCATTCAGGCCGCCCGGGAAGTCATTGCCCGGGCGAGAGCCGACATTGAGGCCAGCCGTCAAGGGGAAGAGGCAGAAGAGGATGCCCTTTCCCCTACCTGTTCCAGCTGTGGTGCGGCACTGTCCCAGGAGGACAACTTTTGCGCACACTGCGGCGTCAAAGTCGAGAAAGCCCCCGCTGCTGTCTGTCCCGCCTGCGGTGCGGTGCTCTCTGCTGAGGCTGTGTTCTGCTCCCAGTGCGGCAGCAAGCTGGCGTCCTCTCCCAGTTCAGAGGCGGACGGAGCAGAGTAAAACAGATCCCATTTTCGTCAGACCCGCCGCTTCTTCAGGAAGGGGCGGGTCCCTTTTCTCCAGAAGAAAGGAGGCTTCCCATGGACAGATCCCCAAAGCAGCTCCAGGAACTGACCCTGGCTTTGCTCTATCTCACCTCCCTCCAGGACCATGACGACCCCGCCGGCCGCCGGTGCTGGAAGGGGTATGACTTTCAGGTTCTGGAGGACCTGAAAGCCCAGGGGCTGCTCCAGGATACCCAAGGCCGCATTCCCCTGCGGCTGCCTCAGGAGGGCGTGGCCCGGGCCCAGGCTGTCCTGGCCACCCTGGGGATGGAAGACCTGGTCCCCCGGCCAGAATAACCAAAACCGCCCCTTCCGCCGCGCACAACTGCGGCGGAAGGGGCGGTTTTTACCGGGAGTACAGATGCGCCCCAGCTGGTTTACCGATAGGATTCGGTGTAAATTTTCACCAGGTCCTCATCTGTGAGCTTCAGACGGTCCAGCTTGAACAGGATGCCCATGGTGCTCCGGGCGTTGTCCACAAATTTGGGGAACTCCTCCGGCGTAATGCCGTAGTCGGACATCTTCAGCTCGTCCACGCCACAGGCCTTCTGCAGGTCCACCAGGGCGGTCACAAAGTCCATGGGCTCCTTGGCGTCGGTCTTGCCCATGGCCTTGGCCATGTCGATAAACCGGTCGTGAAGCTCCGGGCAGTGCTCCACAAAGTGCGTATAGTAGGCCCGGCTGAGCATGATGAGCCCGGCCCCGTGGGCGATCTCGTGGTAATAGGCGGACAGAGGATGCTCCATGGCGTGCTCGGAGCACAGATTGTCCACGCTCATCACCATGCCGGACAGGCTGCTGCCGAAAGCCACCTGCTCCCGGGCCTGTACGTTCTTCCCGTCCTGGCAGGCGGTGGCCAGGTTCCGGCCCACGGCCTCAATGGCCCGCAGGGCCAGCATGTCCCGCATCAGGTTATTGGTGTTGTTGATGTAGGACTCCGTGGAGTGGAAGAGGGCGTCAAACCCCTGGTAAGCGGTAAACTTGGGGGGCACGGAGAGCATAAAGTCAGGGTCCACGATGGAGAGGACAGGGAAGGTGTTCTTGTTGCCGCCGCTCATCTTCTCCTTGGTTTCCTCGTTGGTCACCACGGTCCAGGCATCCAGCTCCGTCCCGGTGCCGGCGGTGGTGGGAATGGCCACAATGGGCAGGGGCTTGTTCTTCATCTTTTTGCCGCCGCCGGTGCCGCCGTACATGTAGTCCCAGTAATTGCCCTCATTGGGGGCCATCATGGCAATGGCCTTGGCCGCGTCGATGCTGCTGCCGCCGCCCAGGCCCAGGACAAAGTCACAGCCGTTGGCCCGGGCGCAGGCCGCGCCGTCCATCACATTGTCCAGGACGGGGTTGGCCAAAATCTTGTCAAACACGGTGTAGGTCACCCCGGCCTGGGTCAGCTGGTCCTGCACAATGTCCAGGTAGCCGTTGGCCCGGGTGGATTTGCCGCTGGAAATGACGATCAGGGCATGCTTGCCCGGCAGACGCTGCTTGTGCAGCTTCTGGATCGCGCCCTGGCCAAAGACCAGGTTGGTGGGAACGTGGAACGAAAAGCTCACGGTTCAATTCTCCTTTCGGTTTTCCATGGGCGCCAAAACGCCAATTTTACCAGTTCACTCTATCACGGAACCCTGCCGGGAGCAAGTCCCCTTCTGTCTTTTTTCCAAAATTTCTCCCTAAAAATTTCTTTTGAAATTCGTCAAAATTTTCCTTTACAATTCCCGTCTCCCCTGCTATAATAACTTGGCAAGTTAAGATTGCTATGCGCCAGTAGCGTAATGGATAGCGCATCAGATTCCGGTTCTGAGGGTTGGGGGTTCGAGTCCCTCCTGGCGTGCCAAAGAAGAAAGCCAAAAAGTCCTTGATTTTCAAGGGCTTTTTGGCTTTCTTAGCAATATTTTCCGCCTTATAAAGTCCCAATAATTGGAAAACTATTCCGTTTTTATTGGGTTCAATTTGATCCAGCCGTGGAAAAACTGTGGAAAATTATCCTGCCTCCAACATTCCCTTCACCTTGAGTATCCATGGATTTGTCCTATCTTCCTGGATTTCCATAATGGCCAAAATTGCCGCCTTGTTTTCCTCTTCTGGCGCAGCAGCACAAATCCGGCGGGCACTCTCCATCAACATATCCGCATGTCCTAATTCCTGCTTTGCCATCGTAGCATACATCCGGGAGGCTTCGGGATCTTTCTCGCGAAACTTTTTGAAAAGTTTTGCATAGTGCTGCGCTCCCATGATTTCATCATCAATATCGCGCACAATATATTTGATCCTCTCTATCATAATTTGCCTCCTCACATTTTATCCACAACAACTGCAACATTGGTGACGCTGGAAGCAGCACCACTGATAACCAGAGTTAGATTGGAGACATTGGACCCGTTCAGGACGCGCACCATAGCGGACAGGCTAAGATTGACGCTATTCGTCGCGGCAGTGGTAGTAGCAGAAGCAACCGCGCCAGGCACGGCCACACCATCCTGAAACAGGGTCACGCTCACTGTGCCAGCCGCCGTAGGAATTGCGGTCACAGAAACATCCACGTCGTAGTAGCCTGGAGCGTTCAGAGCAATGGCATTGCCAGACAGAGTAGTAGAACAGCCGAACCGTCGAATGGTACTACCCAAAGACAAAGAGTTGCCAGCTACAACAGCTTGGACTGCGGTTGATACCGTATAGATTGCAGATTTGCAAGACATAATTAAGAACTCCTTTCATAATTAAAAGGGACGGGGCTATCGCCCCGCCCCTATCCTCGGCCAGCAGGGCCTAAGTGTTTAGATGTTAGTGCAGCAGCTGGGGCTGCAACCGAAAAAGGGGCTCCCTGCGGCATAGGCAGAGGACATAGGATATTTAATCACTCCGCACATGGCCTGCTGAAGTTCTAACTGGTTCACCCGGGCCTGGAGAGATGCCTCACGGTCGGCAGCCATCTTGTCCAGGATTTTCTGCCCCATAGCGGCCACGGCGGCATTAGTGCCCGCGGCATAGTTGGCCATATCAAATTTTACAGACTGGGTGGCCAACTGGTTCTGGCAGCAACAGTCAGACAGCTGCTTTTCCAGAGCGTTGAACTGTGTCAACGTGGTGTAACCAAAATCGCAGAGGCCTTTGGTAAAGCCAACATTCATGTCCCCCACCTGGTCAGACAGTCGCCCAACCGAGTTCTTAAGCTCGGAAAAACTGTTTGCATTACACAAGTCGGCTTCCGTTACGGCATTCCCCCGATTATTGTTGCCCCAGAGCCCATTGCCTCCGAAAATCAGGGCAAACAGGATAATCATGATCCAGCCGCCACCGGCTCCCCAGCCATCGCCATCAACATTACGGGTCACAGCCGCAATGTCAGAAAGAGACATATTGTCCATAATACTACTCCTTGAATTTTATTTTACAAAGAGAGGCGCCATCTCAAATGTAATCAAAGCATTTTCTTAATTTTTTTCAAATCCAACCCATGTGAACTTGCTACCTGCTCAGGCGTTTTCCCTTCACACTCTCGCATAAATTGGGCAAATTGAGGATTCCTTTTTGCCATCATCTGAATGACTTTCTGGGGATCGTTCCCACGCAGAATTCCCATAAGATTCTTAACCAGCGTTTCAGGGCTTTCTTGCAAAGTTTCTCCAGAAAGTTGTTGCATCAAAGGGTTCATTCGTCCAAAATACCTCCCAAACTGTCCACAAGTTTGTCAAACTCTTTGCGTGTGACAAATTCTTCTGTTCGATTTACACGTGCCTCCACATCCGGGTCATATCGCTCAAAGCGATAGTATTCTGTCGTGGTCACACCCATTTGGTCTGCGGACCGTACTGCAAACACAGCATCATTTTGAGCCATGATCCAGGCTTTAACACCCGGCTGGACGCTCACATTTGCAATATCCTTGACAGTGGGCACTGTAACCCATCCAGGGCCCGCCTGCTGGCCTTGAGCGGGCTGCCGCATGTTTTGGGGATATTGCCCCAACACTCCTTGCTGGGGCATCGTCTCAGGCAGCATTCCATAAGGAGAATAGGGATTAAAACCAAACATCAAAAAACCCTCCTTGTTCCTTTGCATTTATAGTAACAAAAAAGCGTGTTCCGCCTGTCCAAATGAAATCCAAATTAAGGACAAATTAAATACAAAAAAACTGCGGGGAATCACTCCCCGCAGTAAAAAGATTGTTCTGTTTTCTCCCGGATGTGCCGAAGGACATTATTTATTGTTCCTCTTGAGACATCCATCTCTGCCGCAATGGCTTCAATCTGCCACCCACGACGATAAAATAAATTAAATATGGCTTTTTCTCTATCTGTTAGCCACTCACATTTTTCCATAGAGTTTAGTTGCTCTATGCTGTAAATGTAACGAGACAGAGACAACCGCCCTCCTTTTACAGCAAGCCTAAGCGACCAAGGATAGCAATCATCTCATCTCTTTTAGCAGGGCGCTCCGGGCTTGTACCATCCACGATGCCATTTGCCACAGCCTTTGCCCAATGTCCCTCCTGTTGGGACCAGGCAGGCTCAGACAGCGTCTTCGCGTGGAGCTCTGCTTTCTGCATGAGCTGGTAGGCTTGTTCGTTGGTCATTTCAGAGATCAACTTTGCAATATCCATGGGCTCCTCCTCTCCTTCCAGCCGCCGGTTGACCTCGGCGGCAATCTCTCCGTGCCGGTTATACAGATAATCCCCCGGGCAGGCCTTGGCGGCGAACCACCGGTGAACCGTCATATTCTGCTTGTCCACCTGGCCGATCAGGGATTTATCCCCTTTCCACAGCAGTTTCTTAATGCCGTTTCTCCGGCAGATATCCGTCAATAGGTCCAGCAGCGCAGAATAGGCTTTGTCCGACACCGGCCAATCCGGCGCCCCGCCGTTGTTGGCCACCTCAATGGTAATAGCCCGATGATCGTTGGAGGCGCTGGAGGTACACCAGGAGCGGTTTGCCTCGTCCACATACAGGGCAATTCTCCCATCACTTCCAATGCCGTAGTTGCTGCTGGCCTTGCGGGACGGGTCGGCAAACAAGGCCCCGCAAGTCTCTACGCTGGCATTGCCTGCCATGCAGTGAATGGAAACGGTGTCAATCACGTGGTTGCGCCGGCCGGAATGGTTGGGGGATAGTTTGGTGTAGGTCACAAGAGGGCTGTTACTCATCCACTCCTCACTCCTTTCAAACGGGACAAAAAGTCCCCGGTCTGTTCTCTTGACAAACCGGGGTAGGATGGTATAATGAAAAACAGAAAGGGCGCTGCTACAAGCGGTTTAGCCCGTGCAAGTTAAGAGATCAAAGCAAAAGCCTTGAAACCGTCACTTGGCCGAGTGGCGGTTTCTGCCTTTAATGCGAATCGTTACGGTATATCCGAAGATATGTAACGTAATCGTAATGGGCATGGGCCTCACCTCCTTTCGGAGGATGTGGCTAAACCGCCTGCCGTTTTGCGCAGCGCCTCTTTCTGACCCCTTTCGGGGCGCATCCATCATACCATGCCGCGCCGCGGATTGTCAATTTTTGCTGTCCCTTTACCAGGGGCAGTTTTTTGTTTTTGCAAGATTATCGGAACAGATCCGCCAGCGTCTTTGTCTTAGAATTCATGTAGGAACGCTGGATATCATTCCACTCGTCCATCTCCTTCTCCCAGCCGGTCCAACCCTGCTGCTGCGCATACATGCGGGAGGCGATGTCTACATCCACGCCCTCTTTCTCGCTGATTGCCTTGATTGCCATGCGATTCTCATAAAAACGATTTGCCATACTGATTCTCCTTCTTTGTTTTTAGTTTTTGTTTGCGGTTTCTTTCTCAACTTCCGGCAGGCCCTTGATACTAACCAGCAAGGACAGTATGCCGGACAGTATGGTGGCCGACAGAACCACCGGCCATTCCACCGCAGAAAGCACCGCCGCCGCCCCGATCGTGGCAATAGCGGTCTCTGCCATGGTCTTGATCGCACGGATTCCCGCCGCTTTCCACCAGACTTTCCATTTTTCACTCATTCCCTTCACCCCCTCTCATAACCCGATTTTTGCCAGCAGAAACGCAATCACTGCCGCGAAAACAGCCCAGATTGCTTTATCAGCCAACCCTTCCCACCGGCGTGCTGGCTTGATCTGGAGCTCACTCACCTGGCTGAGTGCTGATGTGATTTTGGAGGACATTTCATCCAGCTTGTCCAGAATCTGAACATACTGTTCATCCCGGCGTGCGCTCTCAGTTTCCAGGGCCCGGATGCGGTCATACATCTCCTTATGGGTCTGCCGGGCCGCATCCAAATGGCTGTTCAGAGACTTCTCCAACATGTTAGCCTTTTGCAGCCCCAAGCATTCATTCCCGGGGTTAAAGGTACACTTGTCCATGGGCATAACAGCCCTCCTCTCTCTGTGTGGGATGGTTCGTCAGGGTTCCACTTCCTCCCAAAACTCCGGATTTGTCTCCGGGGACCAGGTGTTAGTGTCGATCTTGCTGCGCCAGGTTTTGCCATCTGCGGTACAGCAATCCCCTTTGGCGTAGGGGGAAGTGGAAAGGGAGAGGAAGGGCAGAGCTTTGTCCGGGTCAGTGGACCAGACAAACCCCCACTGAGCGGGCAGATCCTCCGGCTCCTGGGGGTAGATTTCACTGTCGTAGACCTGGAGAAGACGAACCACCCGCCCGGCGGTGGACCGGCAGATAAAGCCATCTTTCTGGCCTGCCTTGCGCTCCAGCATGTTTTTGGCAGCCCTGGCCGCCTGGAAGTCCGGGATATACTCCTCTGCGGCATAGAGTTCCGTGCCGGTCATGGAGGGGGATTCCGCTTGCAGATTGA